AACAGGACTTAAATTAGTACCTACTTATTCTTACACAAGACTATACAGAACAGGCAATATTTTAAATAGACATAAAGATAGACCTAGTTGTGAGATCTCTACAACACTATGTTTAGGTGGTGATCACTGGCCTATCTATCTAGATCCAACAGGAGCAAATACAGTTATTGATGAATACAAAGGTATTATCAAACCAGGGGCACCAGTAGGTGTAGAAGTTAATTTAAAACCTGGTGATATGCTTATCTATTCTGGCTGTGAATTAGAGCACTGGCGTAAGCCTTTTGAAGGCAAGCTGTGCGGACAAGTGTTTCTACACTACAACCATGCAGATGGACGGTTTGCAAAGACCAATTTGTATGATAAAAGACCCATGTTGGGCATACCCAAATAACGTTGAACTACAACGCGATTTAATATAATCTAAATAAAACAGGAATTTCTATGTTACAAAAACTAGGCTTTTTGCCGGGCTTTAATAAACAAGTTACTCCAACCGGGGCTGAGGGACAATGGACCGGGGGAGATAACGTACGATTTAGATATGGTTCACCAGAAAAGATAGGTGGCTGGACACAGCTTGGTGCCACTAATCTTACAGGTGCAGCTAGAGCCATACATCACTTTGACGATAACGCAGGTATTAAATACGCTGCAATAGGCACAAACAGAATTTTATATGCATATTCAGGCGGTACCTATTATGACATACACCCTATAAGAACTACACTCACAGGTGCAAACTTTACAAGCACATCTTCGTCAAAAACGGTTACAGTAACATGCAGCGGGGCCCATGGATTACAAGATGATGACATTGTATTATTTGACAATGTAACAGGTTTATCAGGGTCTACATATACAAATGCTACGTTTGAAGATGTTAAATACATGGTAACATCGGTTCCTACGACAACTACATTTACAATTACTGCAGCGTTAGCTGAATCTGGCACACCTTTAAGCACAGCAGGATCTGCTTCTGTATTGTGTTACTATACAGTAGGACCAGCACAGCAAGTAGGTGGCTTTGGTTGGGGTACAGGACTATGGAGCGGTACAGTAGCTGGACCAACAACAACAACATTAGCTTCTAGTATTAATGATAGTGTGACTGATATTCCGTTAACCGACACATCGCAATTTCCTGCTACAGGAGAGATTAGAATTGGTACAGAAGACATTAGTTATACAAACAATAATACAACAACAAATATTTTAAGTGGTGGTGCAAGAGAAGTTAACGGCACTACAAAAGCTGCTCACAGTGGTGGTGTAACCGTTACAAATATTTCTGACTTTGTAGCATGGGGCGAAGCTTCATCTGCCGACTTTACTATTGACCCAGGTTTATGGGTATTAGATAACTTTGGTACAAAACTTATTGCACTAATCTATAACGGTAGATGTTTTGAATGGGATGCAGCTGCAGCTAATGCAACATCAACACGAGCAACAATAATTGCAAACGCACCAACAGCATCAAGACATGTATTAGTATCTACACCAGATCGTCACTTAGTATTCTTTGGTACAGAAACAACCGTAGGAACACAGTCATCACAAGATGCTATGTTTATTAGATTCTCTGATCAAGAAAATATTGATGGCACAGATGCATACACTGTAACTGCAGAAAACACCGCAGGCACACAAAGACTTGCTGCAGGTTCTAAAATTATGGGAGCCATACGAGGTAGGGATGCGATTTATGTTTGGACAGATACCGCATTATTTTTAATGACCTTTGTCGGTGCACCGTTCACTTTCTCATTTCAACAGATAGGAAGTAACTGTGGATTGATAGGTAAGAATGCATGTGTTGAGGTAGATGGTACAGCTTTCTGGATGTCAGAAAATGGTTTCTTTAGATACGATGGTCAGTTAGAATCTATGGACTGTTTAGTAGAAGACTTTGTTTATGATAATCTAAACTCTACACCTAGAGATTTAATTAACATAGGACTAAACAACTTGTTTGGTGAAGTTATATGGTTCTATCCATCAGGTACTTCATTAGCTATTAACAACATGGTATCATACAATTACATTGAGTCTTATAGTAGAGCTAGTCCTAAACAAGCTATCTGGACAACAGGAACATTAGCAAGAACAGCATGGGCAGACTCTGCTGTGTTTGCAAAACCACACGCAACAGAATATGATCCTGCTGGCACAGCTTCTGATGTAGTAGGTAATACTGATGGTTGTTCTATTTACTTTCAACATGAAACAGGGACCGATCAAGTTTTAGCTGGAGGAACAGTTACACCGATACTTGCAGAAATTACATCTGGAGACTTTGACATTACACAGAAAAGAACTGCATCAGGACAAACCATTGGTATGCCAGACCTTAGAGGTGACGGTGAATTTTTAATGAAGATAAGAAGAATTATACCTGACTTTATATCTCAAACAGGTAACGCAACAATTACATTGTTGTTAAGAGATTATCCTAATAATGCAGCATCCAGCTCATCATTAGGTCCCTTTACAGTATCTACATCAACTGATAAGGTAGACACTAGGGCAAGAGCGCGAGCAATTGCATTAAAAATATCTAACACCGCTGCTTCACAAGACTGGAAGTTAGGTACATTTAGATTGGATATACAACCGGACGGTAGAAGATAATGATTAATTACGGAGCTAATTACATAGGTGTAGACAGAGACCGGTATGATGCAGGAAACAAATTCTATAGTCAAGACAGATTTTTACAAGGTGTTGGTTTAGATAAACCAGCTATGACTTTTAATTCATCACCAAACAACTCAGGTATTATGGGTATGTACCCTAGATATCCCTATCCTCCTATTATATCTGAAGATGGCGGAGACGGTGGTGGACCTATTGGTCCTAGAGGAAACTCAAAATTTGATTATGAGTTTGACGCTTTAGGTGGTTTATATAATAAAGATAATGTTCCTTTAACCGAAGAAGAACGCGACACACTTAATGCACAAAAAAATAAAGACAGATTAGCAATGGCAGGAAAACTTGGTTTGTTTGCTTTAAACCCTATAGGATATTTAATGGGTAAAGTTGCTAGAAAAGGAATTGGTATGGTAAAAGATAAATTTTTTGGTGGTGACGGAGGCGGCGGAGGATTTGACCAAGACGCGTATGATGCAGGTAAAGCATCAGCTGCTGCACAAGAAACAGCTAACAGAGATTACGCTAGAGGTGGTGGTGACGACGGTGGATCAAGCGGTGGACAAAGCGATTCACAAGCTGGAGCTGATGCAGCACAATCAGCTAGTGATGAAGACGCTGGAGCTGGTGGCTATGCTTACGGTGGTAGAGCAAACTTTAGTAATGGAGGGCTTTCTAAATATGAAATATTTAAATTAGGAGAACTAGGTTACAATACTAAAGGCGGCACAGTTCTTGCACCTTTTGGTGGTATAAAAGTATTAAGAGATATTTTAAAAGTAAATCAATATGCTGGTGGTGGTATTGTGGGGTTATATAGATAATGGCAAAGATAGTACAATCATTAACTAGAGCAAGTAAAGAATACGAACAAAGAACGTTTCAATCATTAGTTAGAGATTTAGATAACGTAATTAATAAACTTAACACAACGTTTCAAGATGAAATTAAACAGGAGATAGAAGCTAAGGCTTTCTTTCTAGAATAATGGCAACAGTAAACGTATTTAAATTTTTTGGCGTAGATAACGTAACATCAACAGATGCACAAACGATGTTTGGTACGACAACAATTAATGGTGTGGCTACACAGAACCCATTAGTTAATGAAACTTACATTGTAAAATCTATAAAGGTTACATCAGCTGGCACGCCTACGGTAACCGTTATTAACAACAGTATTACTACAATCAAGACAGCTGCTCTGACAGCTAATCAAACAGTAGAATTATTAACCGTTCCTTTAGTAGTAGAAGGTGGTAAAGTGTTAACAGTTACATCAAGCAGTGCAGACTCTCTTGATGTGGCTATTAGTTATTTAAACATAAGGAAGGATAAGGTAGATTAATGAGTGATATACCCGTGATAGATGCAGTAAAGACTATAAGTCAATATAGACATAAAAAAACAGGGGCTATTTATAAGACAAAAGAAGAGTGGGAAAAGCTTGGAATACCCAATGAAGACATAGCGCAGGACCTAACAGTTATCATGCCTCCGCTTGATTTGTTGGGAAAAACAAGTTAAAACGATTATTTAAGGTAAAATTATGGCAATATCTAATATGCAACAAGCAAGACAATTACGAGCAGGTGGTGGAATTATGGACCTCGAACCTAGACAAGGTTATTTTCTAGGTAAAGCTGTAAAAAAGATTGGCCGTGGTCTAAAGAAAGTTGTTAAAAGTCCTTTAGGTAAAGCGGCGTTAGGTGCTGCTGCACTATATGGCGTTAATAAATTTGGTATTCCTGGTATTGGTGGTAAAGGATCTATTGGTAAATTTTTTAAATCAGGTCTAGGAAAAGGCATTGGAAATCTTGCTAGAACTGGTATGGAAAAATTTGGAGGTTTAAAACCAGGTCAAAAAGCTTTATTACTTGGTGGTTTAGGCGCAACAGCATTACCTTTTATGTTAGGTGGTGGTGAAGACGAAGAAGAAATTACAGATACATTTGAAGTAACACCTAGCACAATTACTGACATTGTATCACAGGCAAGATCTAGAGATCCAAGTTTAAGATTTTTACCGCAGAACGCATACACACAATCAGGTTTCTTTAACGCTGCTGATGGCGGTATGGCTAGAGCAGGTTATGCTATGGGTGGACCCACTGATGATGTGATGGTAGAAAATGTAGACACACAAGAAGTTGTATCTAACCCAGATCCAATGGCAGAATTAAATATGTTATCTATAGAATTATTTGGCAAACCTTTAAATGATTTAAATGAAACGGAAAGAGGACAATTACAAGAATTGATACAAAGCAGAATGCAGCAACAAGCAGGAGATAGAGTTATGGTTAACTCCGGCGGTATGATAGATTATATGTCTAGTGCAAACCCTATGGCTGACTCTTACCTTATGGAAGACACAGACATAGTTAACATGTACAGACCAAGCGGTGATAGACAAATGGCTGCTGAAGGCGGTATCATGGATCTAGGTGGTATGGAAAAAGATTATAGAAACGAAGGTGGCTTTGTACCTATTGGTGGTAAAGAAAAAGCTGACGATGTACCAGCAAGACTATCGAAAAACGAATTTGTATTTACAGCCGACGCTGTAAGAAATGCAGGAGGCGGCGACATAGACGAAGGCGCAGCTGTAATGGAAAGAATGATGGAACATTTAGAACAAGGCGGACAAATATCTGAAGAATCGCAAGGTGGAAACCCTGCACAAGAAATGTTTGACACCGCACAACAACTGGAGAGTAGAATAGGATAATGGCATTACCAAGTTATTTAGAAGATACAGCCAAGGACTTTGCCAAGCAGTCGGTAGCCACGTATTCGGCACCGATTGAGACAAGCACATTTACTGGCGGACTAGACGCACAAGGCAACAGGGCTGCGGGACCGGGGATCACGGGAGCTAATCCATTTGTTGCAGCAATGGATCCTTTACAAACGCAAGCACAAAGTTTAGCACAACAAGGTATTGGATCTTACTCACCTTTTTTACAAGCTGCTCAAGCAAACATAACTAATCAAGCAGGTCTTACAGGACCTAGTGCGTATTCATCTTTTATGTCTCCGTACCAACAACAAGTTATTGACACATCATTAGCTGACTTTGATTCATCAAGAGTTGGAAACAGACAAGCGATACAAGACCAAGCAGTAGCATCAGGAAATTTTGGTGGTGGTAGAGAAGGAGCGATGTTAGGACAATACGATGCTGATACAACAGCAGGTAGAGCTGCTTTACTAGCATCATTACAACAAAGCGGTTTTACGCAAGCAAATCAATTAGCACAACAAGCTTTTGGTAATCAAGGAACACTAGCACAAAACCAAATGGGTTTATCTAATTTCCAAAGAACAGGTTTAGGACAAGACATCGGCGCTCTTGGAAACCTAGGTGCTCTTAACCAACAACAAGCACAAGCTAACTTAACAGCTAACCAACAAGCAGCTAAGACAGCAGCTTACGAACCATACGGTAGATTACAACAATACGGATCAGGCCTAACAGGATTAGCAGGTGGTGTAGCATCAGCTTACGCTGAACCAGCACCAGTGCAAAGTCCACTATCACAAGCCTTATCAACAGCCTTAGGAGTAGGAGGCATTTACTCTAGATTGTATGGTAAGGGGTTTGGATAATGAGACCTCTTAAAAGACCAATGTTCAGAACAGGCGGACCTATCAAAGAAGGCGTTATGAATGGCCTAAGAGATGGCGGCGTAGCTACAACAATGGCTGACGCTACTATGATGGCCGGTGGTGGTATGCCTAACATGAGAGGCAGAGTTACAGGACCAGGTGGTTATGCTGGTGAGAAAAATATATTTGGAATGGGTGTAGCAAAAAATCCTGACGGAACACCAGTAACGATACCAAGAAGAAATTTTTTTGAAGATGCATCTTTTGTTTTAAATCCTTTTACTAAATTAAAAGTAGCTAGCATGATGGGTAAAGCAGGTATAAGAGGTGGCAAGGAAGCTATCTCTAGCGGCATAGGTAGTTTAAAAAACTTTTTTAAAGGCCCTGTTCCAGCAAGAAAAGCAGGTGAAGTAAAAAATAGATTAGTTACAACAGAAAAAGCTCCTTTCTTGTCTGATAAATTTTTTGGACAATATATTAAAGGTCCTCTTCAAAGCACTAAAAAAGCATTTACAGATGCTTTTGGTCCTGCTGCTGGTTCAATAAAAGATTATAAAACAGCAATAGGTTTAGGTATACCTACTACAGGTTTTGGTGCATATAAAATGTATCAAGGGTATAAAGACAGACAAAAAGGATCTGAAGCTCCACCACCTCCAGGTGAAGGCGGTACAGGTAACGTTCCAGACGCAGTAAGCGGCACACGTAAACCAACTAAAGCAGAAATAGAAGCTAAAACAAAAGAATTAGAAGATAAAAAACTAAATAGAATTTATAAACTACTTGGTGTAGACAGAGCTAAAAGAAACGCTGCATCTAAAGCATTAATAGACATGAGCAGATACATCGATGAAGGTGGTAAAGATGTTATTTCTAAAAAGAACATAGGTTCTACAATTAGTAAAGGTATTAGTGCGTTTGATAAGAGATTAGATAAAGTAGATCAATTAAAAGAAGCTGCAGGATTAATGCAAGCTAAAGCTGAAATAGAAGCTATGTCAGATCCTAATAAGAAAAAATTACAAGAATTACAAATAGAATTAGGCGAAGATAAATTAAGACCCGGTGTAAATTCTACATTAATAAGTAGTAGAACAATTAAAAAAGGTGCTTTAACAGAACAAGAAACAATAGATGCAGTTAGAATAGGTGCTGCTAACGAAGGATCAGCATTATTAGGATCAATAACTTCAGATCAAATTGATGATGGAAATTATAAAGGAAAAACTGTTATTGATATTGTAACTGATTTAAAACCAGAAAAAAATGGATATTTTGTTATAGGTAAATCTATAGTTAAAGTAGAATCAGGGGTTCCTAAATTAATATCAGGTCCATTAGCAATTGATTAGGAGGTAGCATGGCGCAAACTCTTCAAGACTTGATTGGCAAAAAATCAAGCGCAGAAAGTAATAGTAAAGTAGGTGTAATAGAGTCTATGCTGTCCGGCATAGCATCAGGTATCATTGCAATACCTAAAGGTTTCTTTTCTTTAGGTGCTAGTCTTTTAGATCTTGGTGCTAACACAGGTAAAGCTGCAGAAGTAGAAAGATTTTTTGATGACCTTACAACTTTTGATGAGAAAGCAGAAGCCACAGCCGCTGGAAAAATTACAGAACTATTAGTTAACATTGGTATACCAGGCGGTATAGCTTTAAAAGGTGCAAGTGGATTAGCGAAGTCTGCTATGCTAGCCAGACAAAACGGTAAGTATGTAAAACTTAACGACCCAAAATTATTAGATGATCTTGGCAAAGGCACAACGCTTACGGGAGCAGGGAGAGCAAGACAAGCTGTTGCTGGAGCTTTAGGTGCTGGTGCTGCAGAAGCTACGTTTGTAGGTGATGTAGAAGGTGTTGGTACGTTTGGAGATTTGCTAGGTGGTCCTACTAAAATTAATAGAGACGAAGAAGACAATGCAGTTAGAGAGATATTAAATAGAGTTAAGTTTGGTACAGAAGGTGCATTATTTACAGGTGCTATTAGTGGTGCAGGAACTGTAATAAAAAAATTAACAAATAGAAATAAACAATTAGACGTAGCTAACTCTAAATTAGATTATTGGATTGACAAAGTTGCATCTAAAGTAAGAGCACGTAGTGGTAAGACACAAGAATTTTTTGACATAGAAAGAGGATCTATTGGTGCAAGAGCTGCAGATGCTAATGTAGCTAGAACACTATCAAGAGAACTAGATGTAAACATAGATGCAATGTTTCCACCTATGCGTACAGTATTTAATAAACAAACAGCAGCAGAAAGAACTAAATTTTTAAACGTAGTTAATGATGCATTGTTATCTGGTAAAGCAGAACTTGACGATGCAGGTGTAGCAACGTTTGGTAAAATGGATGACGCAGCTATATTAAAAGTTGATGAGTTTATAGATAAATTTGCAAAGAATACAAAACAAGCTGATGAATTAAGAGTAAATATTATTGGTGGTTTATCTAACATGAGAACTGCATGGTCTAAACTATTCTCACAACTAGGTGGTACGTTAGATGCAGGCGATATAAAAGAATTTCAAAAACTATTTGGTGGTAAGTTTAAAAACTATCTTGGATCTACATACGATATCTTTCAAGACAAAAGTATCCTGCCTTTCTTTAGATATAAGCCAGCAGAGGATGCAATAGAAAAAGCAAAAGCATCTTTTATAGCTAGTGCTAGAGAAGCTGGTGAAGAAATGACAGATTTACAAGCTGAAGCTGCAGTAACTAGGGTTTTAAAAACAGCAAGACTTCCTAAAGGTATTAGAATGGACAAACCATCTGATGCTATTTTTGAAGTACCAAGTTTTTTTGTTAATAGAACAACATTAAAAGATGTAACAACTGAAAGAGGGTCAGCATTAGTATCTGCCGGGGCTCTTAAGCCGGGTACCAAGGAAGTGTTTGAAGGATTGTTAGGTAAACAAAAAAATCCTATGCAAACTATGCTTGGAGGTATGTCTAAATTATCTTTAATTACAAGACGTAATGTTTTCTTTAACGATCTTATAAAAAAATCTGATGAGTTAAAAGCTGCAGGTAACTTACCTATGTTTGCTAAAACACAAGACGAAGCTAGACTATTATTTGGTGATGACTTTAAACAAATAAGAATTGACCAAGCCAAAACATTATCTGTTAGTGCAAAGTCTGGTGCAACTAATCCATTAAATGAATTGTACGCACCATCTGGTATTGCAGATGCATTAGAAAAAACATCTATAACTTTAGATGGCGCAGGTACATTAGGTAGAATATATGAAAGTTTAGTCTTGTATCCTAAAGCCACATCACAAATAGCTAAAACAATTTTATCACCGGTAACACATTTGAGAAACTTTGTAAGTGCTGGAGCGTTTGCTGCAGCAAATGGTATATTACCGTTTGCAGATAAACAAGCTATCAAACAAGCATACCAAGCATTACAGACACCGCTAAAAGGAACAAGACAACAGAATGATTTATATCAAGAGTTATTAGAATTAGGTGTAGTAAACTCTAACGTAAGATTAGGAGACTTAACTAGACTAATGGAAGATGTAAACTTTGGTGAGACTATGACATCAGATAAAGGTATGAGATTATTACTAAAACCTTTGTCAAAATTAAAATCTGTATCACAAGATCTATACACTGCTGAAGATGACTTTTGGAAAATATATTCTTGGGCTATGGAAAAATCTAGACTAGAGAAATCTTTTGAAAAGATAGGTTTAACAAGAGGACAATTTTTTAAAAGAGCTGATGGTACAGAAGTTAGATTAACAGAAGACTTTTTAAAACGAGAAGCTGCAGACATTGTTAAAAATAATATACCGAACTATGATTATGTGTCTGACTTTGTTAAAGGATTAAGAAAACTACCTATTGGTAACTTCGTTTCGTTTCCGGCAGAGATTGCAAGAACAGGAACTAACATTGTATCAAGAGCGTTAAGAGAAATAAATGAGGAAGTTATTGTTGATGGTAAAGTATTTAAACCTTTTCAATCTATAGGTTATACAAGATTATTTGGTTTTGGCGCAACAACAGCAGCTGTACCTATGGCAACCGTGGCAGCTTTCCAAGCTATCTACGATGTAACAGATGAAGAAAGAGAAGCTATTAGAAGATTTGCTGCACAATGGTCTAAGAACTCAACATTGCTTCCAATCAAAGATAAAGAAACAGGTGAATTTAAATACATTGATTTTAGTCACGCTAATGCTTACGACACATTAACAAGACCTATACAATCTATAATTAATGCTGTAGCCGATGGCAGAACAGATCAAAATGGAATGATGGATGACTTTGCAAAAGGTATGTTTACAGCCATGTCAGAATTTGGTCAGCCGTTTATATCAGAATCTATTTGGACAGAAGCAGTGTTAGATATTATAGCTAGAGGTGGTAGAACTAGAGAAGGTTTCCAAGTATACAATCCAGAAGACACGCCAGGAGATAAAAACAGTAAGATTATGGCACACTTAGTTAAAGCACAAATGCCTTTTTCTTTAGATCAATTAAAAAGAATGGATAGATCTATAGAAGCTGTAGACGTAATTACAAAAGGTAAATACGATGAATATGGTCAAGACTTTGAATTTGGTGATGAGTTTGGTGGGTTGTTTGGTTTTAGAGCAGTTAATATTAATCCTGAAAGAACTTTAAGATATAAAGTTGCAGACTTTCAAAGAGGATCTAGAGATTCTAGATCTTTGTTTACTAGACTTACACTTAAAGGTGGACCTATTGAATCAAGAGAAATTGTAGATGCATATCTAAATGCAAACAGAGCTTTGTTTGAAAACCAAAAAGCATTTAAACAAGATTTAGACGCTGCAAGAATTTTAAATATATCTGAATCTGGATTTATTGATGCAACAGACAGAATATCAGGAGTTGCTTTGTCTAACGTAGACCAAAATGTTTTTAGACCTATGACAATATCTCCTGAAGTAAGAAATTCTTTTGCAGAAAATGCAGAAAAAATAGGAATGAAAAATCCTTACGAAACAGCTGAAGATGTTATTACAGAAATACAGGCAGAACTAGGAGAATTATCATTAGAAGAACCGGAATTTCCTTTTATAGAAAATCCATTAACAGTTACAGCACAAAGCAATGTTGCCACAGGGCCTAATACATTGAATTTACCTAGTGTAGACCAACAAATTATGACACAATCGGCAGCAGCTAATCAATTTTCTAACTTGACAATGGATCAAAAAATCCGTTTATTGTTCCCCAATGGCTAAAGATAACGCATTACAAAAAATAGAATCTCATGAAAAGCTTTGCAGAATTATGCAAAAACAAACGCATGATAAAATTCACAAAATCGAAACACAAATAAATAGATTAGAAAAAATTGTGTTAGTGTCTGCCGGTATGTTAATTATGGGTATGGCAAACATGATATTTATGTTGATCACAAAATGAAGCTTACCGCTAACATAACACTTGACGAGCTTTGCAAAAGCCAAGTAGCTGAGAGGAAAGGGATTAATAATAACCCTAACCCACAGCAAATAGAAAATATAAAAGCACTAGCAGTAAATGTGCTTCAACCAATACGTTCTCATTTTGACAAACCATTAATTATATCTAGCGGTTTTAGATGCGCTGAGTTGTGTGTTGCAATCGGTAGCAGTGTTAACAGTCAGCACGTTGCAGACGACGGAGCAGCTGCAGCAGACTTTGAAATACCAGGTGTAGATAATTTAGATTTAGCTATTTGGATTAAGAACAACTTAGAAATAGACCAGGGAATTCTTGAGTTCTACAAAGAAGGCGAACCTACAAGCGGATGGATTCATTGTAGCTACTCATCAGACGGTAACAGAAATCAATGGCTTAAAGCTAGAAGAGAAGAAGGAAAAGTTAAATACTTGCCTTGGACTGGCTAATTTTTTTTGCGCTAAAATATTTCAGTACTCCTAGATTTTCCTACGTTAGATCCAGTCTTTTAATTCTTCACCCATAATCTCACTAGCTATATTTACTTTCTTACGTAGTGCGACTACAATTTTATCATCTATAGTATCTTCTGCTATTAGATCTATGTATGTCATAGGGCTTTCCTGGCCTATACGGTCGATTCTAGCCTCAGACTGCTGTCTTTTCTCTAGATCATACCCGTTAGAATAATAAATCATTGTGCTGGCGGCTGTGAGCGTTATACCGTAGCCTCCTGTAGCTGTTGTACCAACTAAAAATCTTACAGGACTTTCTTTATCTTGAAATTTCTCTATATTACTTTGTCTTTGGTCTTGTGGTGTCAAGCCGTAATATGTAACGACCGAATTATCCCCATGCTCTTTTTTTATACGTTCTACGATTGTTTCTACATCGTACTGGTAATGTGCCCAAATAACAACCTTACCGTGCACCTCATCTAACAAATCAGATAAGTCATCTAATCTATTATTTTTTATATCTTGTATTGTGCCATCATCTGCAGTGAAATGACCACAAGTAATTTGGTGTAATCGCATAAGTTGAGTCATGACTGTGGCTGTAGTCATAAGTTTACCTTTAAATTGTGCTAAAGCTAATTGAGACATTTGTTTGTACGCATGCTCTTGTTCTTTTGTAAGTTTAACTGTTCTACGCATAAATGTTTTTTTAGGTAGATCTAAACATTCGTCTTTTAATACTCTGTAAGAAAAAACTTTTAGCATATCTGTAAGCTCTGATAAATTACGATAGCCAACAACAATTTGTACAGACCTGCCACCAAAATTAGCTGTCTTCATTACAGCATATCTAGTTCTAAAAGAATAATAAGAAGCGTGACCTAATAATTCTGGTGCTAGAAACTCACACTGTTTATATAAATCTAGTGGTGATTTTGTAATAGGTGAGCCTGTTAATATTCTTCTGTATTTAGCATGTGGACCCAATGTGCATATGTTCTTAGTTCTTTTAGCGTCTGGGTTTTTTATAGTTGTAGACTCATCAATAGCCATTATGGCGTTATGACAAGACAAAAACTTATACGCAAATTCTATACCTTTTTTTGTACTAAAGGCTTCTACATTCATAACTAGAACATGTAGATCTTGACCCGTTTCGAACAGTACATCTAGTTTCTTTTGTTGTTTTGCATTGATATTAGCCTGCCACAATACTGCCTTATGTTCAACATGATCCGGCATATGTGTAGGTAATTGGTCTTTATACCATGTGCCTACAACACCTTTTGGTGCTATAATTAAGGCACCGTTAATTTTACCTTTGTCATAAAGCATAGCAATATTATCTACTAACACTTTAGATTTACCTGTACCCATCTCCATAAAATAGGCAAAGTATTCTTTATCCCATGATCGTGCCAAAGCATTTAACTGATGCTGATAAGGCTTAGTCTTAAATTTGTAATGCATAATTTTTAACTTTCTATTGACTTCTATAACATAAAGACTATATTGATGTCAATGACAGAAAGCATGAATTACGGTGACATAAAAACAAACAAACCTACAGTGTATGTTTTACAAGAATTACCAGGTACAAAAGCTGGTTCACCTAAGATAAATATTATGAGTGCATCTCAGTATGGAAATTTTAAATTTCTATTACCAGAGTTTTCACAAATAATTTTTTCTCCAGGTCCTTTAATATACAAGTTAAGAGGTTTGTTAAAAAACTATACTACAAAAGATTATTTGTTGTTAACGGGTGATCCTGCAATTATAGGTGTTGCGTGTTCTATTGTTTCTGACATTACAAATGGTAAATACAAACTGTTAAAGTGGGATAGACAAGACAGAGTGTATTATCCAATAGAAATAAATCTTAACGAGAAAGGAAAGATAGATGAGTAATATAAACTTTGAACAAGATGCAAGAGAAGATCTTGATTCAGTAAATGAGGGTAAGAAATTATCCGACCAAGTAAAGAAACTACAGGATCTAGAAGATGAAGTAGTTCTTAAAGAAGAAGAGTTAAAGGAATTAAAAAGAAAAGTAGACTTGTTATCAGGTGAGGTTATTCCTACAATGATGCAAGAGATGAATATATCTACTTTAAAATTAGCAGATGGATCTTCAGTAGAAGTGAAACCTGTCTATGGTGCTTCCATTCCTGTAGCAAAAAAGGAAGGAGCATATAACTGGCTTCGAGAAAACGGCCTAGGTGATCTTATTAAAAATGAGGTTACCGTTGCTTTTGGTCGTAACGAGGACAACAAGGCAATCGCTTATGCGAACCTTGCACAAGGTCAAGGATACCAACCTGTCCAGAAATTAAAGGTTGAACCTATGACACTTAAAGCATTAGTCAGGGAGCGTCTGGAGGCTGGACTCGAGATGCCATCTGACTTATTTAACATGTTCACAGGCAACAGAACAAAAATAACAAGGAGCAAATAAACATGAACCAAGTAGCAGAAAAAAAGACTGCAGGTCTTCCAAGCAATGTGTTTGAAGAAGATGCAGCAAAAGGTTTGGGTAATATAGGTCAACAAGATCTAGCCCTACCTTTCTTAAAAATCCTTGGACAGCTTTCACCAGAAGTTAACAAACGTGATGGTAAGTATGTCGAAGGTGCTGAACCAGGAATGATATACAATTCTGTGTCAGGCGACTTATACGATGGAGCGAAGGGCATAGATGTCATTCCTGCATATTATAAGTTAGAGTACGTAGAATGGAAAGATAGAGGAGAAGGTGCAGGCGGACCAGTAGCTGTACATGACTCTTCTTCTGACATTATGTCTCAAACAAAAGCAGATGCAAACTACAAAGACAGATTACCTAATGGTAATTATGTTGAGAAGACTGCATCACATTTTGTAATTATCACAGGAGATAGTCCAACGACTGCGTTGATATCTATGAAATCTACTCAATTAAAAATTAGTAGAAAATGGAATTCAATGATGTCGGGTATTAAACTAAAAGGTAAGAACGGGTTAT